TTTATTTGCATATCAGCAAGCTTATCTTCATACATTATTAAAGCTTCTTCCATGTCTTTGTGTACAATAGTACCTAGTCTTAACAGCCTAAGTGATTTATCGTCTTTTGAATCAGAAGGATAATCATAATAAGAATACATTTGTTTTCTATAACAGCTACCCGCTGATGAGGCATGAAAGACATGCTCATCTCTAGGTCTAAGTGAATTTTGGTGGTTTAAATACGCACCGTATATTGATTTAATATCCATTTATCTCTCCTTAAATGTACTCTAAATTTAATAATATCAAGGTTTACAATCAATCTAAATATAGGAGTGTGCAAGGTATTTCGGTCAGCTCCTTGCCAAACTGGACTCTGTGGTTAACTTGGACTGCAGTTCCACTCCTATCTTGCGGGTTAGCAAATTTTGATATGCGTACACGACTAGTGCTTTTCAGCCTAGTCCACCACAACCTAATCATTAGTGTTCCCATCTCACTTTTCACCAGTACATTG